GTTTGCTTCTGTGGAGCAGGTACACTATTTAAACTACCACCTGGAGTAATTGCCATAATTAATAATTTTTAAATTGTTATTTGTTTTTGTTTTTAATTTTAAATTTAAAAGAGTTGTCATCTTGATCTAATACTCTAACTTTAATACCTTCAGTGTTTAACGCACCACTTAACTCTTGACGTGGTGTCATGTTTATGTTTTTAGATTCAGCAACACTTTGTTTTAAAGCATCTGCTTTACCTTGTTCATAAAAATGTTTTGCAACAACATCAGGATTCATAGCTGTGAATAAAGATTTGTGATAACCCGCTTCGTCTTTCATTTGTTTATTTTCATCAAGAAACTTTCCGATAAAATTATTAATGTCGCTTTGGGTTTCCTTTACTTTGTCTACATTATTAACATTAAACCTAAACTTTTTATCTCCTACCTCATATTCAAAACCTTTGAATTGATCTCCGAAGAATCTATTTGTTTTGTTTAAAAATGTACTTTTAGCTTGTTTTTCGTAACGCTCAAGCTCTTCCGCCTCTTTTTTCGTTTTGTTATAAGAATTTATTGCTTCTTGCTGCTCACTCGTGAGCTTTGAACCAGATTTAATATCCTCATAATATTTGGATTTATTCTCTTCCAGTTGAGTCTTAGCATTGGCAACTTGCTCTTTTAATGCTAATTTTTTTCTTTTTACTTCTTTAACATCATCAACCTCCTCGTCATAAGAAAATTGATCTTCCATTAAAAAGTCAATTTCATCTGCTGATAAATGAGGTTTTGTTTGTTTATAATATTCTTGTAGTAAAGTTTGATTATCCATTTCAGAGTAATCTTGATTTAACTTTACATAGTCATTTAAATCACCACCGGTTTCCTCCATAAAAGCAATAAGCTTTTCTATGTTTTCTGGTAAAGGTTTACCTGTTTCCATAGACTCTTTAATAGCTTCTTCAGCTACAACAGCAACTTCTTCAGCTTCTTTTTTTACTTTTTCTTTTTCTTCTTTTATCTCTTCTAGCGTTGGAGTTTCTTGTGTTTCTGCTTCCGGTTGTACTTCTTTTTGTTCTTGTGTGGGCTCGGCATTTTTAGGCTCTGCAACCACTCCGCTGTTGTCAGCGTTATTTTCTTTAGTTTCATTTTCTTCTGGTTTTACTGGTTT